TCAGGGCCACCGAAGATATGAACAATGGAGTGTCTATGCCTGTTCGTTCCATGATGGCACAGATTGTCCTCCGCAAGATCATAGCCCAGCGCAAATCCACTAAGGGCAAAAAGGGCATGGAGGCCGACTATAAAGCAGCAGTGGAGGCCCACGTTGAATTCCTTGATTTCGTTAATGATTACTTCAAGGAGTTGGGCCAAGGTGTGCAAGCCATTGCCCGATTCTCAGACCTTGGGGCCGATGGGGTTCTTTTGAAAGTTCGCAGGGATATCGACAAGGCTATATCCAAACACATCACCAACCGCAAGGGACAGATCGATAAAATTAAACGGGATGTGGAAGATGCTGATAACTCCGCCTTCGATGCGGCCATCAAATCCAATAAGGCAAATATCGACAAGACGGCAAAGAAGGCTGGAGAGCAGGAAGCTAAGAAGCTCACCATCGAAGAGCAGGCACAGAAGCTTGCCATCCGTGCGGCCAAGAAGGTGACAGGTGAAGAGGTTCGTCGCCGTCAGCCCGATCCACTATCCGACTTGGTTAATGGCCATCTCCGCCGCTACAACGCCAACTTCATTGCCGAGGCCACGGCCATGGGAGTGTCTCCCGTTACCGCACAAGCTATTGAGGATTCGGCCATAAAGCTACGCGATTCCCGAAATGCCACCAAATCCGAGCGCGAACGTTTCAAGGAAATGCAGGACGAGCGCATGAGGGTTAAGAAGGAATTGGCCCGTGAAAACAAATACATCTACGGAGAGCGTCCAACCATCTGGGAGAACTATCAAGACATGTTCTCCGAGCGTTTGGCCCGCCGTTTGATGCGCGATCCCAAGAAGAAAGTCCCACCTTCACTTCTCCTGTTCACCGACAGGTTGACCGAAAACCTACTTGGTTTTATCCCTGAATCGGAGCGTCAATCCACCACTCAGCGTTCCTTTCAAGCCATGGTTGAAGATGCGCTCAACAACAAGGAGAAGTATCAAGAAGCATTCAACAGGGCGTTGGAGGACATTTCCTTCAAGGTTATGGAATTGGAGGCCAAGGCAGCTTTTGGAGAAAAGATACCAAGCGCGACCTACAAAAAGGCTGTTGCCGCACAGGAATTCTTGGAACGTCTAGAGCCCGTTATCCAGAGGTTCCCCGTCAGTGAAAAGTTGATTACGCGCTTTGTCAACCAGAAGATGAAAGCCATGGGAGAGTCCTTACTTGGTAGGTACAATGAATGGTATCGCTCCAGCAGGAAGACCCGCATTGAGATTGAAAAAGCTCTTGCCGAGAAATTGGTGGCCGACATGAATGTCAGCAATGCCGATGCTATCAATCTTTCTCGCGCTATCGTCAAAGACTTCCGTGCCAAAGCCGAGGAACGCCGAGAGAAAGCCCTTGCACGATTCAAGAAGCCAAAAGAGAAAACAAAGCGTCTATCCGAAAGCCCGCTCAAGAAGTTCTTTGAGTTGGTCAACATCGGAGCCCTGACTGATCAGGATGCCTACGAAGTCATGGCCCACCGTTTTGAGCTTCCGACTTGGGATCCAAAATTTGCCAAGCAAATCGAAGAAATGGCACTTCTCATTGAGGACATGCCAGAGGGCTTGGAACGCCGCAGACTGACCCGCAACATGATGGCAGAGATTGCCCGCCGTAAGGGATTTAGCCTGTCTGATCTGGGTTCGGGGTTCTTCTACAGCAACATGCTGTCTTCTGTTGAAACTTTTCTAATCAACCTCAATGACACATTGCTTGGAAACTGGGTCAATGGACTGGCAAGTTCGGTGGCAGACAAAGACTTCACCCGCCTCAATGGACTGATGGCTGGCTACCGCAAGGGGTGGAGGGAAGCGATTAACGTATTCAATACTGGTCTCCGCATTAACATGCCCCGACTAGAAGAGAAAACCCCCCTGACTGTCGAATTGATCAACTATGGTCGTAAAGGCGGGGTGGCTCTGGAATCCACCGAGGGAATGAATGCCATTGCTAAGACCCTGCTTGAGTCGCCTCCAGCAAAAGTTCTCAATCTATGGAAGTATGTGACTCGCATCATGGAGGCCACCGATGCCCTTAACTATACCGCATCCGCAGAGGGGCAACGCTATGCCGAGGCGGCAAAGATGGCTAAAGACGAGGGGCTGGAAGGAAAAGCCAAGCAAAAGCGAATCAACCAGATTCTTAATTTGGGAGACGATGCATACCAAGCGGCCCTCAAGCAAGCCGAGCAAGAGGGATACACGGGCAATGATGCCAAGTTCCGAGCCATGGAAATCCAAGACGGCGAGATCGACGCCGAGATTCGTAACAAGAGCTTTGACCGCGCACTGACTGATGTGTATCGCAATATGCCCACGGGTCTTGCGGGATTCCTTGCCGCGCAATTCAACAATCTAACCATGAGGATTGCCAACCCTTGGTTCCGCAATGCCTTCAAGCTATTCACCGCACCTTTCGTTATTACCCCGACCAACTTGTTCAACAGGTGGTTGGATTATTCTCCCTATGGATTCAAGAGGTTGTTCTATGGTAGTGGCAACCTATTGGATAAAGACACCCCGTATTATGTGGCTCCTCCAAAAGCTGGTTCGTCTGAATTTTATACTCAGGCACTCAAGGCAAGTTCCTCTGTCATGGTGATGGGGCTTGCTGCTGGTCTGGTCAAGGCTGGGCTTCTGACTCTGCGCGGGATGGGGCCGTCAGATGAAGAAGAGCGCAAGCAGTGGTTGGATGATGGCAACCGCCCCCATACTTTCAGCTTTATGGGTGGGCCGCAGATCAGCTACCAATTCTCTCCTTGGGCACTTGTCTTGTCTTGGATGGCCAACCACCAGAACTGGGAGCAATACAATGCAAAAGATGATGCCAGCGGAGCCGAACGCGCCATTGTTGCAATGACTGGTGCAACTAGCGTAATCATGGATCTTCCGTTCTTTGCTGGCCCAGCGGAATTTATGCAAGCTATCCAAAGCAGAAGGGGAGACCCTGTCGCTACGTTGGGCAAATATGTCGAAGGCAAGATGGGCATGGTTTATCCAAACCTTGTTCGTCAGATTGATCGCTTCTTTGATCCTACCCTCTATGATTCCCAAGGTCTCAAGGGTATCATCATTGATCAAATGCCATTTGCCCGCCGACTGGGAACCCAGCGAGTCAACCTGTTCGGTGATCCGATTGGCGAAGACAAGCCAACAATGGATCGTCTGGTTGGCAGGATTATTTCCTTCCCGACCAAGCCCAGCCGCGAATCCCGCATCCTCGCCAAATACGATATTTATCCCTACATGCCCAGTCCGCAGCGAGCCAAAGCTTTGGTGGATGGTGAAGAGGCTCAGATGACCGAGGAGCAATACAACAAGTTTGTCCAGATTGTGGGCAAGGATGTGAAGAAGCGCATCAACGATCTCTTCGACCCAGAAGGCGAAATTACCGAGCAAGAGAGAGAGCGTGGCAAGAAGCGGATCTCCCAAATCTTTGAGCGAGCCCGCGCCCGTGCCGTCAGGGAAGTTTCAACCTACTAACATTCGCTATTTGCGAATACCGAATTTCTCGCGGAGAAAATCAATGCATTCTCCGCGCTTATCGCGGTGAATAATACAGGTATCATGGGTATACACCCAATCAAAGACCCTTGGATTCCACAATGTTGGGTTCGGGATTAGTCCCGCTGGACGCCCATTGCTCCTTGAGTAGAAAATGTTGGGCATCATGTGGTTAACTGCATGGGAGAACCAGATAATTTCTGGAGCTATGGCGCAATCAAAAGCCATTTGAGATGTAGCTGGTTTACTGAAGAAATTCGGGCACCATGAGACAACATCGGGCGGGTAGATCGCCCCTCCGTTGATGTGGTCAAAACAATCCACCCAAGCCCCCATGAAGGGGCGTTTAGCTTTCTGGTATTCGGCCTCCAGTCTCGCAACCCAATCAGGTTGGGCTGGGATCATGTCGGTCTCCCAAAGGAGCCAAGGCTTGCCCTGTTCCCTCATAATCTTACAGGTCTCCGCAAATGCATGGTTGTTGCAGGCGGGCCACGGCATGTGACACTGAGGAATGTAATGCACCACACATTTCCCAAATCCTTCTCCCGCAAGGTCAACCGCCGCACCACAATCCATCCCCTCATCCGTAATGAAGTGGATTTCATTGGGCTGTTTGCCGAGATCCTTGGCCCAATTCAGCACCCGAACAGCTTGCCCGTAGTCGCGGGAGCAGAAAAGAAACGCCAAATTAAGGGGGGGGGGAGCCCACTTGTAACCCACAGGAGGACGTATACGGCATTCTGGGGCGCGGCGAAACAGGTCAGGATTTAGCATATAGCATATCCCACTCGTCTTTCATGGCAGCAAACCCGCCCCAACTCCACCCCTGCTTCACCACAAGGGGTGGTAGGGGTTCTTTTGATGTGTCAATCCAGTGAAACTCCTCTGGCATAAACCGATCAGCGTATGCTCCGAGCAAGTTAAATTCACTGAGTCTTCGCCCATCAATCTTGTGAAACCATTCTGACATGAATCCATGGCGTTCTTCCAAATAGATTGTAAGATCGTTGTATATACGGGAAGGATATATAAGCGGCATTCTCCGCATATATTCATGTTCTGGGCTGAATCCGAGGTAATGCTGGGTAACCCCGTGCCAAGCCAAGGCATCCTTATCAAGGAGATGCCAAGGTGTTTTGAGCATGATGGGTTTACCATCAATAAAAAGATCCATAAGGTTTCCGATCACAATACAATCCGAATCAATATGGATGACATGGGTGGCGTCCTCTGGCACATAGGCAATCGCCCGCAATTTGGTATGCTGCTGATCTACATACCCATCCTGATGGACGGGGGGAACGTGGGTGGCGGGACATCCCACATCGTGCCCCTCTGGAGCAACCACAGTTAGTCCTAATTCTGGATTGTGTTTCTTGATGGACTTTAAGCAATAGACCAACCAATCCCGATCCTTGTTGTAGGTTCGTATCAGGATGTGGGGTTTAAGAGCAGAGGTAGTCATACTGGAGTTGAGATGGGATAGAATTGGGGGGATAGATTTGGAACTGGGTATAGCCGTAAGATTCTATTTGTTCTTTGAGTTGTTTCGGGCTTGAGCCGCTACGTTCCAAGGCACCCTGATTGAATTCTACAAATAGCTTGGGTTTCTTGGCGCGGACAAGCTTCTCCATGCCAGTCAGAGCCTTGGATTCAAACCCCTCAACGTCGATCTTGATGAAGTCTGGGGGCCAGATGGCCTCTTCCAACTCATCCAGAGGAATGGTATCCACTTCAACTTGCCCGTTCTCATCAACGTAGGACGCCCCGACATTTTCTGATAGGGTCATCTTGATTGTTCCTCGCATGTCGGATGCTGCCAGATTTTTGCAGATAGCCTCCCCACAATTGCGCTTCAGACATTCGTAGGCATCGGGGTTGGGTTCAAACGCACAGACCGAAAGCCCGATATCCAAATAGAATCTGGTATGGTCTCCGATATTAGCTCCAACATCCCATGCTCTCTTGCATCCTTGGATTCGGGGTTCCAGCCAGCGAAACAAATGGGGGTCGCATTTGAGACTATTGTGTTCCTCGACCCACTTGGAGATGTGGGTATCATTTGATACCACCCAGATCCCGTTTTGAAGTTGCTTGATATTGCTCACAGAGACTTGAGCGTATCCAAAAGAGGCATCAAGTCAACCATGGAGGTGCGGCGTTTAATCTCCGCTTCCAGCATGGACTTGTATATACTATGTATATCCAAATCGGCTATATCCTGATGGGATATACCTTGGATCGCGGCCTCCGCATTATTATCCAACTGGGATATAATTTTGGCTATGGATGATGGATTCCCTGCCTCGTAGTCTGAGTCCATGATGGTCTGGATGTCGCCGTCCGCCAACAAATTCCAATTGTAGGCTAACGCCGACTTTTTCCCACAGAGTAAAAGGTGGGCGATTAGTTGTTTCCAAGCCTCTCCTTTTTGCTCCCCGTAGCGGGTTTCAGTGGGGAGGGCTATGTGTCCCCCGCCCATGGCGGCTTGTTTCTTTAACTGTGAGGGCTTGATGCCAAGTAGCTTCGCACAACGATTAGCCAATTCGTCACGCTCAATTCCATCTTCCAAGACTGATAGGGCTTGCCCGACTTTGCCCATGGCAATTTGCTTGTCCTCAATTGAGTTTTTATCCAGAGATTCAGCCAATGCTTCGGGGTAAAGCTTGGCATTCGATATAAGACTCGCAAGGTCTCCGCCCGAAACCAAGAAGGAATCTGGATCTCCGTCTGGCAACATGACAGACTTAACTCTGACGCCGAGGCTTGCCAGTCCTGCAAATGCTTTAAATGACGCCTCTCGCCCCGCCTTATCGCCGTCGAATACCAAGACAGCCTCCCCGCATAAGCGTCTAATAGTGGAGCCATGGAATGCGGTAAAGCCTGTGCCTAATGGGGCAACAGTATTAGTAATTCCAGCCAAGTGGCATCTGATAGTATCAATCTGCCCCTCGACTATGACTGTAACTCCCCTGTCTATGATGGATCTCTTGGCTTTATCCAGTCCATACAGTAGTTTACCTTTATGAAAAATAGACGATTCTGGACTATTGAGATACTTGGCGGGGTGGTTGTCGGTAGTTCTTCCGCTAAATCCAACCAGAGTCCCCGCCTCATCGGCTATCCCAAACATAATCCGATTGGTAAAACGCAGTGTCCCGTTGTCGTAAGTTAGACCCGATAGGGTATGATAATCCGCCGATCTCTCTGTATTGCCATAAAGTCTATACCCTTTAGGGGCGAAACCGATCTTCCAGTCCTCGCAGATTTCCCGATTGAACCCCCTGACTTTTAGGACACTCCGAGCATCCTGACCCTCGCTACCCAAAAGCAATTTAAAGAACTGCTCGTTGGCATGGTAGACTGCTGATAGCAAGCCCCTTCGTAGCTTGTCTGCCTCCGAGTCTTCCTCCTCTACCTCAATCCCTGTTTTCGATCCAATCCTCCTGACTGCTTCGGGAAAGCTAATCTTCTCCATCTCCATGACGAAACGAAAAACCGACCCACCCGCCCCGCATCCGAAGCAATGGTAAGTATTCTTTTCGTCGTTGATAAAGAAGGATGGAGTCCTCTCCCTATGGAACGGACAAAGCGCGGAGAATCGTCCGCCCCTCTTTTTTACTGGGAAGTAATCCCCAGCAATTTCCGAGAGACGGACGTTTCCCGCTATCGAAGCGATGGTAGTTTCAGAGATCAAAAACTAAGTGGATTAGGGTTTGATGGCATCTCTTCAACAAGGGGTAGGACATAGATTGTCTCACCCTCTTTCTTTGGTTTGCGTGGCGCTTCGACGGCAGTCACTACGGCAAGAAAACCTGTGATAGCGACGATTAGTGATAGGAATGCGTATGGTTTCATTTATTTTGTTCTTTGGATGATATGGGTTACTTTGTCTTTAGACCAAGGCTTGGGATGAATCGTTCGGAATTTGAAACGCTTTCCCATTGTCTTGGCATGACGTTGTTTGATGGCTATAAGCCTGTTGGTTGTGACCTTGTGGAACATTTCTGGCAACTCAAGGCATTCTCCCACCTCAAGTTGCTTGAGAAACGCATGTAGGGGATGTTTCATAACTGGCAAGGGAGCAATCTCCTTGGGTATTGGAAAATCATCCCAGACCCATGCTTTGATTAGTCTTCTTGGCATGAACTTAATCCCTAAACCATTCGGCCCTTGCCATTTCGTAATCTTCGTCAATGTCTTTAGCGATGTCGCTATAGTTGTCCGAAGCATATGTTTCGATTTCTGCCCATAGGGTATTATCTATGGCAGATGTTAAGTCTGGATAGTTTTTCACAACAACTCTTTCAAGTTGTCTGCCTTCCAGATCCCAAGACAAGGTTTCTCCCTTGTCGTTTTCAATAGTGCATTCGGTGATCTCAACATTCTTGGCCTCCGCCTCGTTGTCGAATTCCACAGAAGCATCCAGATTGACGTAAAACGATTCCCCAGAGACTTGAATCTCTCTGTCGAATCCCACCTTGTAACCGCATGTGTGTGTTATTTTGCTCATAGTTATTTAATGTCTTTGCACCACATTAACAGGTCAAACAGAATCCAGTCTGGAGTGACATCCTCCACCCCGAATCCGCTATGCGCCTCGTATTCTTCTATCTCCTCTATGGTGATAGAAAGTTTGGAGGTCTGTGACTCGTTGTAGATAATTGCCACATCTATCTGGTCTGCCTGTGCCGCTTTTGCTGTGTGGTAGGTTTTCACTATTGGGCGGCAAGTTTCTGTTTGCAAACATCAACCAGCATTTGCTGGTTAATCCTGTGCCCACACTGGGCAAAGAATTCCATTTCGATGTCTGGGAAGTCTGGAGAAGTAACCCTTGTGCCGTCGAACAGCACTGGAATTCTCTCCCCTGCTATGTTGAGTATGACCTTACTCATTGTTGCTCATCATTTTCCAAATGAATAGATCGGCATCCGCCAGACAAAGATGGGGAAAGGACGAAGCGATAAGCTCCCTTGCCTGTTTCTCCAACTGGTCATAGCGTTTGCCACTGGGTGTTTGCTTGGGAGTTTTGACTCCATGAACCTCCCGCATCCAGCGAAGAATGTGGGTATCCAACACTGCCCCCTCATGGTTCGGGCGGGAATGGAGCAAGAAGAAGTTTGCTGTCTTTGGCCCGATTCCGTGAACCTTGAGGAGGTCTCCCATGGTGCAAGTGCGGAGATTTAGTTTCATCACTCCCAGCAAAGCGGGGAGGATACGCCTATACTGTCCGACCTTCCAGAACCGCAGATGATCCTCCAAGGGAATCTGCTTGAGATACTCAAAGGGGCTCTCGTCTGGCTTTGCTTGTCCCAGAACCTTGCCTACAAGGTCTGCCGTCATGGATGCCTTCTTCCCTGCGACTGCGATGGCGAAGACCATGAATGACTCCAGTTCAGCATCTGTGCGCTGGAAGTCTGTGATGTTTTTTGGATCTATTGTTTTCATTTTGTTATACCAAGCAAAGATCTTCCTGATCGTAGAGTTGACCGAGATCGCGGAAATGCTCCAAGAGTTTACCCATCAAGTCATTGGAGATAATATCTTCAATATCGATGAAGTGTTGGCGCTCCAATTTCTTGCATTCTGCCACACTCATGGTTAGCTCAACATTACTTGAGTCGTTCCAGATTGTGACCCTTCCCCTGCAACGCTTTTCGGCGTTGAGGCCAGCTTTAGTTATGTGACGATGTATCATTTTTATTTCCTCGCTTCTTCTTCTTTAAGAATAATCTCCGTAATATGTGGCATTATAAAATTGATGGCATTCTTAACTTCTTCGGGGGGCTTAACATTTCTATTTGAAAATGCATCAGTTCTATTTTTTGAATAACGATAGGTGGGATCTACGATATCTCCCTCACCATTGTATTTATAGACTCTAACGAGATACTCTTCTTTGGTGGGAAGAACGGCATAGATATCAACATCTATGTATTCTTCAACGTTATCGATTAGTGAATAATCCAGTTCAATATTTCCGAATTTAGCCGAGTGTGTTTTCATGGTTGGTGTGTTTGATGGAGATCCAATCCTCCGTTTGTTGGTATGCGTCCAGACGGGGAACCCAAGGAACATTGCTGCACCATGAGATCCCTTCCGCCAGAAGCGAAGGTTGTTTGGGTTTGCGGACAAGCAGCATGAGGTCATGCCACAAGTCTTGGAAAAGTTTGACCTGTTCCTTACTCATTGTCTTGCAGTGCGATATGATCCCCATCACAGACATACACATGGAAGTGTGCATCAGTTTTGGGTGGCGTATAGTTTCGCAGATCAACGATTGAGACATACTTCATCTCGCTGCGACTCTTGACCCAATCGAATACCTTGGAGGCATCCCTGTGGGATTGACAAGCCCATGCGACTCTGGAGGTTCCGCCTTTGGCGATTCCCCAGTTACTCATGGCCCGATCATTGGCTACTACCGCCCAAACATGGGTGGTCTTTTGCTCTTCTGTTCTATCGTCTTTGACTATGGTTTTCATGGTGTGTGTATTGGTTAGACAAAACTGTTTTCGATTCGTTCACATTCTTCTTTAATTGCTTGTAAATCAGCAGCATAGGGCAAACATCCTAAACGCATACAGGCGTCCAATATCTCTGCATCCCCGAATTCTTTAGACAATTCGTATAGTGCTTCGGATTGGAAGGTGCGTCCATTGATCTTAATTCCTTGCCAGATTTCAAAGTGTGTGTTACCGAGTGCGTCTTTAAACATAATGAGATCCTCTTGGTCGATTCACGATTTCCCTCCGTCTGACGGCGAGGCTCCCGCCCCGCAACCAGACAAGCCGATTCCCAAGATCCCACTGACTTGGCAAGAGAAGGCAGCAATCCGCTTTGAAGCACTGCGTAATCGTCCAGACCGCAAAGGCAAGGGAGCCAGACGCAGAGCAGGAGAGAAGAAGTGGGCAACCAAGGGGAAGTGATTCATTCTTCTGACTCCTTTGGAAAGATAACCAGCACAGGCTTGGTATATCCCTTAACCTCCAGATTGAATTGCTGGTAGTTGTCGTTCTGAACAAACACCTCCGAGTTCGGATCAAATTCCGACAGTTGCTTGATTAGGTCTTTGGCTTTCATGTGGTTTATTTTGACTCCTCTTCTTGCACATCAAAGGTGGACTCCAGTTCCTCAAGTGTTGCAATGATGGTATCAAGGCAATCCCCGATTGTGAATTCGGTTCCCTCGTTGTCTTTCGGTCTGCTCTTAATCCTATCGGACAAGGCATTCCGAATGTCATATGCATCACAGAGCGCATTAGTGATGCTGTTTTCGATTGGGTTTTTTATCCAGTGTGTATCTTTCATGGTGTGTGTAGTGTATTTAGCCATCTCCAGTTGGCGAACGCATTCTTCCACCATGTCGAGATAATAGCCGCCCATGCGGAAATCATCTGCATCACGATAGTTGCAGCATCCGAGGTAATCCGTTGCTTCGTTTCCCTTGTCATCACGCACAGTCACTTTGGCGGTGAACCATGCGAAGATATCGCCAGACTCAAGGCGAGAGAGGATTTCATCTTCTGCCTCTTTGTCTAATTCATCATCTCCAGATGCCAAAGCATTCCCTCTGACTCTGATATCTTCTGGTAGTGCCTCAAAGGACACATCGTATTTGTCCTCCAGATGGAGGAGGTGCATTTCGTCTTTTTCGGTCATAGTGTTTTTCCTTTCGATGGTGCGTTGGTTACGATTGTTTTGCATGCGGCTCTCGCCGCCGCTTCTACCCTGTCAATAGTGTCTGGACTGACTTGGGTGAATTTGTGGTGGCGTATCTTGGCAGCATAATCCAAGAGGTATTGCCTCACATTTTTCGGGCGGATTAGTTCGTTGCTCATCCGAATACAACCTCCCCATAGAGACAGCATTGCAGGAAAACATCCCCTGTGGTGGCATCTTCGTTGTCGTTGATGAAATCATTCCAGTGGGTGGGATATTTATCCGCCATGGTTTGCAAGCCATTTCGGATAGTCCCCAAGTCTAACAGTGCGTCTGGCATATCTCTCTCGATATCTCCGACCATCAGGAACCCACCACGATTAAGAGGATAGTCAGTATATGATGTCGGCTTATCACCGAGAACATCTGCCATGTAGCGGAAAACGAATTCCTCTGGTTTCCGCTTTTCCTTGATTTCAGCCCAGTAGTCACTACCTCCTTCAAACGCACAGCAGAGCATGTCTGCCACACGTTCGGAAGGGATGTCGAGGACTGTGGTTATTTTGAATGTTGTGGGTTTTTCTGTAGTTGTCATGGTATTTATTTTGAACGTTTAGGGTGTTTTCCGTGTCCTAATGTTATTTGGTTTGGGTGTTGAGGTTCTTTTCTTCCATTGCATAAGCAGAATTCTCCAGAGAGGTATTTAACACATGGAGGGTATGCCAGATGTTACCCAGTTCCCTCCTGTCGAAGGATGAGAGTAGTTCCAGATCTATCTCACTTGAGAGCATATCTGCCATAGCACCGACTACCATTGCCGCTCTGCGAGTTTCTTTGATGGTGTTTTCTGGTGTTGTCATAGAATTTATTTTGATTGAAGACTGTCAACGTGCTTGCCAAGGCGGAGCAATTCATCCTCTGCCAGACTCAATGCCTCCTGACTTGCTTCGGGATTACGCAGCACCGCGCAATAGATGCGGACGCATGCCTCCCAACTTGGTGTTATATCGATGGTGGTTTGTTCTGTTTTCATGTGATTAATTTTTCTCACCGTTGTTCAGATAAGTGTCCAATTTGTTTTGAATTTTTTTGATGTAGTTATCTGATGCCGACAGGTATTCGCATAATTCGTCATTCTTTTGGCGCATGGCGAACCATGCTGATTCAAGTAGCACTGTCATTTCTTCTTCGTTGAATGGTGTTTTCATGGTGTTCCTTCTGACTCCTTTCGACTTGGATGGTATCGGGTTAGGTGTTGTGGGCAAGTAAAAATTTCAAATATTTTGAGCGGAAAAAGGGGAGAGGATATTGCTACCCCCTCCCCCTGTGGTTACCTCTTCACCAAAGCCTTAAGTTCCGCCTTAATCCGCTTTGCGTTCTCACCTCTCCAAGATGATGCATTGGACAGGAAGTAGAGAACGATGGAACGCGCATCATCATACCCATACTGGTCGTTGATCGAGTCGAGACCCATCATAGCAGACAGATAGGGCTTGGCCGCAAAGTTGACCTTTGCACCCCAGTCTCTTCTGATCTCTTGGGCAATGGTGGACAGGCTACGCTTAACAGGTTGATTTAATGTTGTCATGTTGTGTTATTGGTTTGGGTTAATTCACCATTGCCATGGCTTTGGCTTTCGCTACTTGGTAACCATGGGCAGTGATGAAAATATGGGGAAGGGGTTTGGCTCGGTTTGCCGTGCGTCTGTTGCCGTCACATAATCCGCACTGCTTGCAAGTCATCCCCTTGGCATCTGCAAGGCACTCGATCCCAGCAGATGGTAGGGCATCAGATACTACAGTGAACGTACGCAGGCCAAGGGATTGAGCCTTGCCATAGTTGTCTGGCTCGCAGGATGCCATAAAAAAGTTGCCATAGGCTTGGGCGGAATCGATAGGCATCATGTGCCAATCATGGAAGTAGCCAGTGATCTTCTGGGCCTTGCTGGCAATGTCCTTGACCATTTCCAGAGGGATAAGAGAGGGATTGCCATACGCACCAAAGCGGACGTAATCAACAGAGAAAAATTGATTCCACTCTGGAGAACCCATTATCAAAGCAGGATATCCGCCGCGCTTATACTTTCTCCAGATCGAGCCCAAAGCATTAGGCGAGACGTAGCATCCATTGCCAGAGGCAAAGGGGCATCCCGCGCACTGGTTCTCTGCGTCATGACCTGTCTGTCGTGACTCATGAGGATGCATGGTAGCATCGAGAATCCATAGCTGAACAGACTTGCCAGTCTTCCTGTTAGTGCTATTTGCGGTGGCAATGACCGCTACCTTTTCGGTTTGGTGGATTAGGTACACGGCAAGGTTACTCCCAGAGGATGAGGGTTAAGGTTGCCAGATAGGCGAGCATGCCTATTTCCAGTATGGTTTGCAGGGTTTCCATGTGGTGAGTTATTTGATGTGCTTCCATCCGCCAGAATTCCGAAAACGGCGCATAAACCAGTGAATTTCTCCAACTTTTTTCGTGTCCATGATGAAGTAATATGGTTTCTCATCAAACTGGGAAACTTCCGAGAGGGTGAACCCCGCCTCATTCAAATCTCTTGCTACCGAAAGGATGGTATCTTCTGGCAAGGTCACTGGGCATTCTTTCATGTTCGAGATCGCGCTATCCCAGAATGGTTTGTAGTAGTCTGCATGCTTTTTGAATAGTAGTGCCATATCTCTGGCTCGTTTATATTGCAGGATGTCGTTTGCTTTTTTCATGGGTGGTTGTGGTTAAGGGTTAAGAGGGAGGGACGCCGAAACGTCCCCCCGTGCTTACTCCTCTGCCAATATGCTCCAGCCATTAGTCAGGTATCCTGCCAGAACCTCTCCAAAGGGTTCGGTGGTCATATTGCACCATGACCATTTGCTGCCGCTCCAATCTTCCGCCCAAGTCGCTGTTGGCGTCGAGTCGAAATCCTCTGTCAGTCTTTTCAGTCTGCCAGATTCGTTTGCGAGTATTGCGGTCATGGGATTAGAGCGAAACGTCCACCGAGAGATCCATGTTCTCTATCCGAGTGTTGATTTCGTCGCGCACTGCCTCCTCTGCAATGTCATCGAGGTCAACCCCATCGATGGCGGATTCGATACGATTGCCGAGATCCACCGAGTCGATGAGACCGCGCACCTTATCCGCCAAAGCGGATTTAAATTCGTGCGCGATTACGTCAGCAACGATATCAGCAAGGTTGGATTGATTGAAGGTGATAGGGCGGAAAGATCCGTCCTCCTGCTGGGTGAAGTATGTATTCACAAGGCCAAAGGTAGCGAACTACAGAACCAAGGCAAGAGATTTTTTTAAATAAATCATCATTGGTGGGAAATATATTTCCCATCATTTCTAAAGGTTGGCATGATTAATGAGGGAAACCCCATTGCCACAGTGCGGGAAGGTGGGGATGAGACATGCATGTCCTATGCCATCCAATGGCGCGAGAATGCCACAGGAACAGAGAAGGGGCGGGGTGCGGTGGTCATACTCACAGAGGGATCAGAGCCCACAGGGGGCAGGGTGGAGAGGGGCGGTGGAGGGGGGTGGTGGGCCCATACGCCCACAGGGGGGCGGATAGAGGGGCGGAGCCCACAGAGGGGCGGGCAAAGGATGGAAGGGGCACAGAGGGGAAGTGCGGGCAAAGGGAACGCATCGTAGAAAGGCCCCATGGGAGGAGATGATGGGGAAGCGGGGCGAGGTCAGGGAACAGCAGGCACGGAGCCCTTACAGAGCCTCACAGGCCCAGCAACAGCCACCCACCACACCCGTCTCACCCCCAACCCTTCGCTGGCGGACATACCTTTATCCTGAAATACCCCCTCTCAAAAGATTTGTGGGGAAAAGTAACCCGTCAAGTAATAATTTACAATGAACGCTACAACGCTATGGGACGCTATTTGAGCGTGGTGTAGCGTGGACGCTATCGCGCTATCCGCCCTTATATAGAGGCGGTAGAGCGTAGCGCTGTTATACGCCCCCCGTCTCTTCTCTTTCTAGAGAACCCCCTACCCCCTTCTTTTAAGCGAACCCCGTCTTAAATATTTTTCTCTGTTATAAATTCGTGGCTGGTTTTATAACAGGTTGCGCTATTAAAGGAATTGGCTCTATCCTTTAATATGTCTACGGCTTAGACATGTTGGGGGGAATGTGTCCATGGATTCGGGGTTTTGTGTACATGTTTCGGGCTTTGACTGTTAACTACAGGGGTTTATTCAAGCCAAAATTGAACTATTTCCCATTTTGTACTCAATCACCATCTTCTAGGAAGATTGGGGTGGCCCCCCCGACATAGGCTCCCGCTACGTTGTAGTCGAAGTATTCGTAGGCTTGTTCTTCGTCCATGCCTTGGTCTATGAAGCATTGGATGGCTTTGGACTTGGAGTAGATGGCCACTGGGGAGTAGTTTTGGTAGCCTATTCCGATAAAGGCTTCTTCTAGGCCGTCTGCGAACATGACGCTCTCCTCTCTCTCCTTTAGGAGCTTGTCTGCCTCTACTGTGGTCATTCTGTTTCGGGGTTGGTCTCGATTGGGCCCAATGGTATGGGTTGTTTGAGCATAAAGGGCCGCTGGTGGGCTTTTCTGCTGGTTGGCTTGCGACGATAGCCAACAAGGCACAAAGTCTCTCCTATGGCGTTGTAGATGGGAAGCAGCCTTCCATCCTTGAGTAGTTTATTGATCTTTGGGTTCACGTTTCGGGGTTTGGGGGTATGAATTGCGGGGTTGCGGTCTTGTTTGATTCCGATGACTTTTGCTCGCATAAATAAAATCGTAGTTTTCCCGATACTTCGGGCCGTCCACTTTCCTTGGTCTGTCTCCCTTGCCAGCCATCTAAAACTCCAGTGGGTCAATAACCCATCCTAATTGGGGGTGGCGGTCTATGATTCGGCGTTGTAGCCCCTTGACGAAGTCTTCTCCAGACTCCTTGATGTCGTTATCCAGCCAGTCACGGGTGGATTCCAACAGTGTTCTTAACGTAGCTTCGGCGTGGGCCAGATCGTCGTTAAGCTGTGCAATTGTATTATTCATATGAGGGGTTGGGGCGGGAGATAGGTCGAATTACCTCCCACCCCATGGGCTGACACCCTAAATTAGAATGCCTCGTCTACTTCTTCTTCCTTCTTGTAAGGAGGAGAGAATTTGAGGCTGATGTAGTCTACTCCCTTTTGGGACTTCTGTTTCCAGCCCGCAACGTCGAGGAGGACTCCGTTGACCATCACCTTACCCTTGTGGGTCGGGGCTTTGGGGTTATCGCTTTTGTTCGGGAACAATGCTCCCGAATTGTCTTTTTGTTGGTTATTCATAGTTATTTTGTTTCTTTATTATCTCTTCACTAATGGCCAGTAGGTCTACTGTAGGCACTACGGTCATCAGATCTTTTCTACCATTGCGTTGGTAAAGTCTATAGACAGCGGGTTTCAGGCTTTGTTCACTATTTTCTGTCAATCCTTCAATAAAGGGCATGAGGGTGCGGCGTTTGACCACTATCCAATGAGCGCGGGTCTCAAAGACGATGTAGTCTGCTTCTCCGTAAAGCCAGCCCAGATCCCCGTTGACGTTGCGTAGTTCGATGTAGTGCATACGATCTGTGGGTTCGGGGTCGGCCCGATTCCACTTCTTCATCGCCTTAACATCGTATTTGGTGCCAGCTACCGACTTAACGTCCCAATGCTCATGGATATCCTGCTTCATGGTAGCAAAGACAGGCCCACTAATGTGCCGTGCAAATCGCTGTTCGGCGCGTTGCCCGATCTCAAAGCATGTGTTCATATTTCAATCTTTCTAAAGATTTTAGTTTATTTTGAGGAATAAAGTATGCTGGTGGACGCTTCCCATAGACTTGAAGCCATTCTTTTTGCTTGGCATCGCGGCCCAAAATCCATCCTCTAACGTTATAAATTCCATTCTTGCCAGTAACAAGAATCCATATTGCGTCATTGTCATCTTCTGGCCTAACAATCAAATCATAGTGATGCTCGCTTCTTGTTCTAACCTGAATTCCATTTAAGTCATTAGCCTTAAACGTATTAACTGATCCGTCCCAATAAACATCCAAAGCTTTTGCCGCTGCCATTTCCCCCATAGCCCCCTCAATGTTAATGCCCCAACCATCACCATTGAATCCATGGGCATCATGCAGTCCCGCCCGTATTGCTTGCCAATTTCTTAACCCACCAACACGAACGGCGGAGCCAACTTCGTGACTTGTTAGTTTTATTTCCATTGCGATATTAGACAAGGTGGGCTTTGAAATGTTCAAAGTTTATTGCCATCCATCGCATAGCCTTGCCGTCATTGCCCACATCCTTAGCCCAGACAGCATTGTCGCTCACCACTCCGTACTCTTGTAGAAGGTTCATTACCTTGACCTCATCCTCAAGTCGGGTTTTGATCCACCTCTCTAGCTTATTTCCAGTAGAGGAGAGCATAGATACCATAGGAAAATGTTCCCCAAAAGATAATGGCTAGGATAGAGGCTGCAACAATTGTAGTTAGCTTCATTGTTATTCAGGTTTAATTCGGTCTTTGATGACCTTGAGGGCCACGATAACCATGGCACCCCAGAAAACAATAGCTACAAATGAGTCAACCATTGAGGTAATTAGTCAACCATCAGTCAAGATGCTTGCCTGTAACTTTCCACCAGCCGATAAACAAACAGGCCAGCATTGCGTAGATAGATCCTATAGCTTCCATAAAATAAATAGGGAGGAGGCTAATTGCCCCCTCCCTTTGTTTCTGTAGTTTGAACCCGTTGTCTACAGAAAGAGATACGCAAACCAGCGGCACAAACCGAAACAGTTGGGTTTATCCTGCTTCGTTTTGAGTCGCGGGGCGTAGCCAATCCCCCCATAAGGGCCGTAGACAATACCGAATTCATTGGTGTAGTAGTTGTTCAATTCCTTTCCACCTCCTTTCTAATCAAAGAACGAAGCGGGAATTGTGCCAGAATTATTTAGTTCCGTAAAGTGTGATCCAAAGCAATCCCCATTGGGAAAAGCAATATCCTCCCCAGATGACTGATAGGGCGTAGTTTCCGCGCACAGCTTGCTCTAGAGAAACAATACCATAGCAGACACCTACCGCACCTATCAGCCAGATGCTGGTCATTCGGAGGCTTCTTCTTTGACTTCTTCTTTCGTGGTTGTGGATTCCTTGAGAGAGCCAAGGACTTCTTCCATGCCGTCATAGGTAAGAAGAATATCCACGGGGTCGGAGTCTTTGCGCTCTCCTTGGATCATTACGATGTTATCGGTGCCGCCGTTAAGCAGTGTGTAGTCCTTGGCTACATAGGCGCTGTTCACGCGATTAGTAAGCACTTCGGACGGGTCTTGTTGTTTGGTTTCTTCACTCATAGATTTATTTGATAGTTTTCGCTGAATCGGACGAATAGATTTCCGTCCATGTACATATGGTCGAGGTGGACTGGCTCTTTGTCAACCCGCCAAAGAAACATTGCCTTTCCTTCTCCGACTCGTTCGGTTGTGATGTAGCCTTCGTGGTCATGTTCAAACTGAGAATGCTCCTTCCAGCCACTGACCATTTCAAAGACTTTGGATAGTCCTTCGCTCATAATTTGGTTAATAGAGACGAGGATTCGGGGGATGTCAAGAGAAAATAACGCGAACCTCAGCTTCGTCAAACATTTGGAGGGCGGCTTTGAATGAGTCGGCCCAACGCTCGTAGCTATCCAGATGGGCGTTGAATGGGCAATACACATCCTTGATTCCAGACTGAATGATAGACGCCGCACAATGGGCACATGGTTGGAATGGCCAGACAAAAAGAGAGTAGTCTTTAAGTGGTTCTTTAGCCGACAAGATGGCATTCATCTCGGCATGGATTGTATAGAGGAGTTTAGTATCGCGATTTGAGATACGTTCATGGCAATCCTCCACCCCCCTAGGAAAGCCGTTGAATCCTACAGATGCTATGGTTCTGTCTGGTCGGACAATGACAGCGCCCACTTGTGAGGAGGGGTCTTTGCTCCATGTGGAGACTTCTTCAGCTAACTTGATAAACCGCGCAACCCACTTGTCTTCAATTGTTTTCATCAACTTGGAATCCTTTGTTTTCTAGATTCTTAACCATGGAGGAAATCATGGTGGACTTGAGTTTGCGTTCGTAAGCTTCCTTGCTTCTCCACATCTTGACTTCCGAAATTAGTAGATCAATTGAGATAATCGGGCTCTCTCCTTCAAAGGTCTGATATTCAGCAAGTAGTTGCTTGATTTCATCAATCTGCGAGCAGGAAGGACACGGGATGTAGTCTTTTCCATTACTTCCGTTGAGTAGATCAATCATAGTATGGGTCGGTAAGTTTTGCTGGGGGGAATAGCGCGATGTTTAAGGAAATGATTTTTTCGGGCATTTGGCTCCAAATACGAGTGGTCTCGTAGCTTTTCTTGCACCACTTGCGATTGTTGAACATCCAATGGTAGCCCAAGATGTAGGCGTTGGCCATCTGGGCATAGCGTTTAAGATCTACGGGTAGTTTATTACGAGCAAGCTTTCTTACTGATCGTTTCTCGCAATCCCATTCCAGTTCAACAACGAGTCGGATATACTTGTCCACATAGTCTACTTTCTTGCCAGCAAGCCATTCATCCAGCTTGCCAAGGGCATCCTCTCTGACATCATGCCACTTGGGTCTTTGGAGTTGCTGGTCGAGGTGACAGGTCTCATGGACAAAGACATCAAGCCATGTGGATACGGGGCGTTTGGTGGCTATGCGTAGCTCTTTGTCATCTGCCCACCCTACAGAGGTGGCCTTGCCCGTGATGAGATACTTTTGAGGAACAAACGAAAGCTTGAATTGGCGGTATTTAAGAATAGACCGCCCCAGAAAGTTGATTGTTGCCTGATCCATCGTCACTCTTCTTCGACATCGGTTTCCTCAACTTGTTCAAACAGTCTTCTGATAGGATTGTCGCAAAAGCCTTCTTCTTGTTCTGGGAACGGCATCAGAACACCCGTGTCATCGTAGGCGACTTTTAGATCATCATCAAACTGCTTTTGATTCACGGAACAACTCTATAATCGTCTCTTCTTTTTGACGAGTTTTTTCTTGTTTAGTTTCAATAGTGACATCTTCCGCACGGTCATCTGGAATTGCTCCAGCATATCGGAGGCAGTCAATGAAGTATTTGAAAACGAGATTGTCTGGGTCAATAAGTCGTTTCCTTCTTGCCGTAAGGCGGATGTGAATGCGTCCTGTATTTTCTTTTTTGCCGCCGCCCTTCGCCAGTGGTTCATTGCGAACAGCGCGTTTAGGCTTGGCGTTACTGCTGGCACTCTTACGGTCAAGAAAGGTTCGTTGGATTGTGTCGATTCGCTCATAGACTCCTTTGCTCACTTCCACATAGCCTGCGGGTATTTCTTTCATTGCTCAAGCAATACTTCCTCTTTAAGTCTTTCGGCTTCGGGGTCGGGGGCGATGCACATCATCAGTGCTTGGCGGGCCTTCTCCAATTGCCTTTCTTTCTGCTCTAGCAGAGCCTCCAAGATCCCCGAAACGGGAGGAGGATTTATTGTAGAATGAATGCGTCCCACCGTCATTTGTAGGTGTTCTACAGTCACTTAATGATTCCTTCTTGACGAGCGATGGCCTCAATCTGGCTCACATACTCGCGGGTACAATTGAATGCTTCGGCAACGGCAGTGAAGTTGGTTTCGGGGTTGTTCATAATAAAGCCCAAAATCTTGAAAGACCTTCCCCCGTTGTACAGACGCCTCTTGGTGGTCTTCTTGCGCCTTGCCCGAATGCCAGTCCGCTTCAGCGCCGAAGCCATAGCATGGTAGCTTGCTCCGTGTTTTACGGCCAGTTCACCAATGGTGATTTCGGGGTTTTCCTGAATTTCAGTAGGTAGAGTAGATGTGTTGATCATATAATTATGTGTTGACATTACACAGTAGATGGGCTTTAATCCCTGTCAAATATTAATATTTAGGGGGCGTTGGAACTTTCCGTTTCCGCGCCCTCTGTGGTTTACGGGCCTTTCTCTGTTCCTTGTGGAACAATTTGTGGCACACCTTGCAAAGGCAGATCAGGTCATCCAGATGGTTGAGTTCATCCCCTTGGTGTTCGTAGGTGCGGTGGTGGGCCTGAAGTTCTAGCGGGCTATTGCAAACCCCACACCTCCACCCGAACCGCTTCTTCACCAGTCGGCTTACTTCCCTCCAGTAAGGGGTGTGCAAGTAGGCTTTGTAGGATTCTTTATCCACAGAAAGATCTTACTCTCTTGTTGACAGAGTGGCCACTCTTAGTTATTTTGGCGTTCGTTTGCATAGTTCTGGGTGCGGTTCCGTTTGCGGTGTCTTATCGTTGACTTTGTTTCGGGGCCGCACCCTCTCTTTTTTTGATTGACTCTTGTTTGAACGTTTTGTAGGGTCGCGGTGTCAACGACATGACAGGCACCGTAAAGTGGGCGTGAAATATGCCACTAGAACCTGTGACGAGGTATGCAAGGGTAAAACCGCCGCACTCACAGTTAGCCATCCGTCCCATTGCTTGATCTTATTGCGGCGTGGGAATCCAGAAAAACTCTGGTAAGCGCGAGGGATAATACCCTCGGAGGTTGATTGCGATTGTTTGAAGGTCTATTAGCGGCTTCGGAGCCTAGATCGTGATCTGTGGAATAAAGCGGAGGACTCACTCACAAGGAATGAGCCGATCCATTTTGACCATGCCTTTGCCCCTGCGGGGGCGAGGTGTGGTCATTCGGTAGGATCTAGCTCAAAGGAATTAATCAATCCTATAGGCGGGCGACTGGCTCCTAGCCCGCCGTTTGGGAGTGTTTCCGAAATTTTAAAAACCCATTTAACAGAGTAAAACCATGATTTGGTTACGCAGATATGGAGGATAATACATAAAATATGTATCCCTTAAAAAAACATTGAACGCCCCGAAGGGGCTATGGTCTATGTATCTATGAACAACTTTGCGGGATGCATTGAGGGTGCCACTGTGAACACGGGGGCAAGCGACCTGAAATCCCGCAATTCCGAACGTTTCGATGCGCGTCTCCATGGCGCGGGAATAAACGATGAGGAAAATGCTGGGCAGCGTAGCAATACTGGAGCCACCGTATGGTGGACTCCGTGGTCGGGAGGACTCCAAGGTTTATTTGCCCGTGTAGAGCTAAAATCTACACCCCACTGGAGCCGTAACCATGGGAACCCGTGCGCTGAAAAGTGGATGCATACTCGTCCCCAGCAAATTTTTTCTAGCAGGAGCAGGATGGGTAAGCGTGAGTCCGATGCTCATGTGAGGGGTGCAGCCGTGGCCCAGCGTCTGCATTCCGCTATTTTTGGAGGCGGGGAGACTCGGCATGAAAATGCGAAGGCTTCAAAGGCTGGGGGGTCGATGAAGTCGCGCCACCCCGCTTCCAATCTTTTTATGAAAAAACTACTACTACTACTACCACTGTTACTGAGTAATACCCTTGCCCAAGATGGATCGTTCAATGGGACGGTCTATGATTTGGATTCGGGGCGGATACAGGTTATTAGCGGGTCTGTGGATATCAAACCCAAAGAGGACACATATCTTTCGACTCTTCGCCGTATTAATGCGGAGTTGGCGGAGTCAAACGCACGATTGGATGCGGAGATTACAGCCAGCCGTCAGCTTTACGAGTTGCGCCGTCAAACGAGGCTTCTTGAAGAAATTGCCAACAAATGAGCAACTATCTTAACGTTAATATCCCCACATTCTTTGCTTTTGTAGACGAGGGGTTCTTCTACGATCTTGAACCCTGTGTTAGTAGGGAGAGACAGCTAGTCGAGGTATTTGCCTTCACCTCCATCCCCCAACGGTGTGGGTTGTTTAGCGTGATGACCGAATACGGAAGCCAGCATGCCCGTGTCCCGATCCATTACCTCCATGCAGAGGATACAGGAGGATCGTCTTACCCGCTAGATTGGATACAGCTATGGGATTCCATGAGCTACTATTGCTCGGTTAATATCTTGGACTACTGCAAGAATAGGGCGGCAAATATCATGCTTAAGAATAAGTCTTTTGAAAAAGCAAAGTATATGTTCACCTTGGACTGGTGTTTCGGCCCCCACTATACCTCTGGCTACGGCGAGATGGCGGCTGGGCATAAGTGCGGACATGTATTGGTTGGAGAGGGTGGTCAATATTTTTTACAACCTAACAACCGTGTATTGTGGATGGACGGTGGGTCGTTTATTGCCAAACAGTTTCCCATGAAGCCCGACTGGAGGGTGTTTAGCCAAGAGTTTAGCTGCGAGCATACAGGCAGCAGATGGGTTAGCGAAAGCGAGGAGGAGCTATGGTTCTACGACTTCAAAGAGCAGGGATAGTAATCGCACTACTTGTTACAAGTGGTTGTGTTTCTTGTCCACCCCGCCCCTATCCTTGGAACTTCCCCCCAGAACATGAATGGAACGCGCCATTGGAGACTAGTTGGGTAAATGCTGTTGACGCCTTCCGCAACTGGACAGCCCCCAAAGGTAAGATCTGGAACCCGCTTATTCGGCAGTATGAGCCTGACTTTGGCTATGAGATTGAGCTTTTGAAGGCTCTTCCGCCAGATACTGAGGAACATGAACTGTATCAATAATCCAACCTTGCTTGCGGGCTTCCCGCCCGTTAGCGTGGCACCAATCATGGCACAATCGGCAAAGCGCGGCAAAAAGACTGTAGTCACAAAGATAGCGACCAACCCTGCCCGCCTTATGATGGATATCTTGACTCTTCGCCTTCTTACATTTCTCGCATACGGGATGCAGTGCCAAGTAGGCTTTTTTTACCTTTGTATACTCATTGTACTCACGCTGGCGTTTGGGGGATGCGCTCCGCAACCTTCCGCTGCGCTTAAGTGGGGTTTTTGAACGAAGTGGAGTTTTTCTTGTCATACCTACTATGATCACTTGGAACGATTACAATAATACAAAACCTGATACAGAGGGAATCTACCTCATCAAAAACGATGAGTCAAACCCTCCATTGAAGTGGGCCTGCCACTACCATCCCCACCATGGATGGAGTGGGATTGGACATATCCTTGAACGTGTGATTAAGTATTGGAGTCCATGGCCCGATTCAAAGTAGTCCTAACCGTAATCAATGAAGACTCCGTCTCCCCATTCGTGGTTGGCCCACGGTTCCGTCGAGGAACCCCCATGCCAATGGAAGCGTTGTTCGCTGAACGTGGTGGTTACTTCTTTGACCCAGAATCAGAAATCGAGATGGCCAGAGATTGCGCCGAATCCTTTCAAAAATACATCAATCAATCAGAGAAAAAAAAGAAAAAATGAGCGAAAGTAATAAAACTTACATTGTGTGCCACGGAGAAAAAATTGTGGAACTGGACAGGTTTGGCATGAGTAAAGAGGAGGCCAACCAAGAAGCCCAAAGACTCATGGCCCATGGCTACAAAAATGTCAGGGTGCGTCTGGAAGACCCCCTCCATCCTAGCTGGCCTCTTAACTTCGACGCGCAGTGAATATCGTCTTCGCCTACCACAACGGAGACGCTGATCTGGCTATGGAGTCGGCCAAGGCTATTACGGCTTTTGGTATCAACATGCGACATAAAGCCACTTTATGCTGTACGAAGGATACATTAAACACCAATTCGATTATCCAAGAACTAAAGAAATCGTTTCCCGAAGTTGACCAGATAACAGCACAGGACGGGTTTAGTGGCTGGCCGCTTGGCCCGAACCAGATGTTCAGTGATGTGGCTGCTGCCATGTATTCAACCAACGCTCCGTTCTACTTCTGGGAGCCAGACTGCGTCCCCATGAAAGAAGGGTGGGTGGATGATTTGGATGCCGAATATCACAGAAAGGTCGGCATCATGGGCCACCTCTACGAAGGAGGTATGGCATGCAATGGAAAGAATATTTACAAGATGATTGTGGGTAGTGCGGTGTATCCGCCTAATTTTCTAGACTTTTGTCCTTCCGCGCAGTCCTTATCAACCTACAACTTGGCTTACAAGAATGCAGGAACGATCCCTGAACCATGGGATGTAAGGTGCCGTTGGAACTTTATGGCTATCGGTCGGGACACTCCGCTAATCAGAACCTACTGGAAGAGCGTAAACTACCAGTGGAGGGATGGGAAGATTGTTTTCTACGCTGAAGACCCCGAAGCCCAAGCGGTTCAGGGTGTTACTTGCCCAGACCGAATCATCTCCAGCCAAGCTGTAGTCATCCACGGGTGTAAAGACGGATCGCTCCACAAAATGGCACAAGATGGGTTTCCAATGCCGTCAGATTCGACGGGCTTAGAGCAAAGCGTCAGCAATGATACACAAGTGGTGACAGTTTGCGATAAAGCCCCAGAAGTGGTGCGTAAACCGCCCAAAAAAGCCAAGAAAAAGCGGGTAATCTCGGAAGTAGAGCGCGAACGCCGTAGGCAATCGATGATGGCGATTTTGCAAAGAAAGCGTGAACGAAAGGCCCAAGAGGCTGTCTAACGCTTCCTATGCAAGAAGTCATCTTTGAACCATCCGCCGAAACCGCCATCCTTTCCTGCCTCTGCCATGCCCCGTCAGAGGATCAGCGTGAGATCCTTTTATCCATAAAGGAAGATCATTTTTACCTTCAGGAGAACAAGATCATCTTTCGGGCGGTCATGCGCTGTATCGCCAAGGGGATGCAGGCAGACATCATTAATGTCAAAGGAGAGATCGAAGCTGCCAACGAATACGATATCGTCGGTGGTGAACAAAAGATTACAGAAGTTGCAACTTCATGTGTAGCCCATAACAACTGGAAACGCTACTACCCCAAGCTGGAAGAAGCCCGCTACAGAAGGTCGTTGGAATACTTGGCCAACGACATGGTTCACAAGGCCAGAGACCGCGAGCTAAAGATCGAAGAACTCAAGAACTGGTCGGAAACCACCGTGATGAGGGCCGACTACGAGATGGATGACGGCAGCAAGCTTTCCATCAACAATGCCTTGGATCGCGCTGCCCAAAACATCGAATCCACGATTGCTGGAAAACCTTGTATCGGTATTCGCACTGGCATTACCCCACTGGATGACCTTCTTATGTTTGGCCTGCGTGGCGGAGATATGGTTGTTTTGGCTGCGAGACCAGCAGTTGGAAAGACGGCCAGCGCCCTTCAGATTGCCGAGAACGTGGCGCTTAACCAGAAGAAGCGAGTCTTGATCTTCTCGCTTGAGATGACAAGCGTTGCTCTAATGGAGCGCATGATCCGCTCGCGGGCGCGTGTGGGTGCTGCTGACATTCTATCTGGTCGGGTGACCCCGCATCAAAAACAATCTCTCGGACGGGCTGTTCAGGAAATCCAAGCATCCGAAATCATTTGCGACGATAGCTCGGCCAAATCTATCGGCTATCTCAAGGCGGTAGCTCGCCGCGCCCATCAGCGCACACCGCTAGATCTCATCATCATTGACTACCTTCAGTTGGTCAAGGGCGATAGCAAGCGCGGAAAAGACAATCGCGTGTGCGAAGTGGAGGAGATTAGCGGTGGCATCAAGGATCTGGCCAAGACCCTCAAGGTTCCTGTTCTAGTGCTGGCTCAACTCAATCGCGACCCAGACAAGCGTGGAGGACGCCCCAGTCTTTCAGATCTCAAGGGATCGGGAGCTATTGAGCAGGACTCGGATATCGTTATTATGCTCCATAGCGAGGACTCACAAGATCACGGTCAAAACCCCGCAATGGAATTCATTGTAGGCAAGCATCGGGATGGGCCAACTGGTGTGGCCAATATGAGCTTCAATAAAGCAATTACCCGATTTGAGGCGGCGTAGCCTTCCAGCAATGGGAAGGAAACTCAAGTCCATCGCTACCCTGAACGTCAACTGGAAGGTGGACGCTCACGGCGTTATAACATCCGCAAACACCGCAAGCCTTGAGTTGTTGGTCGTAAGAGGTGGTCTTGGCTCCCGCGATTTGCGGAAGCATCCCAGCAATACCCTTACACCCCCAACAGCCAGAGGTGGCGATTTGATACGGGCAGGCCGCACAAATTTTAGCTCGCCGTTCAGCTTCCTCCTGATCGACTAGCTGAAACTTGTTTTCTCTGGCAAAGTGGTACATGGCTCGCACCCAGCGGACAATCTGAGCAAACCCCAAAGTTTGTTTGGCTTTGGTGCAAGGAATACAATTTGTATTCCCAGCAAGTCGGTCACAAAGACTGTGTTCTATTTGTGACACAAAATCCACTGGAGGAACAATTCCTTTGGAGTGGAGAAGTTTTTCACAATTACCAACCATGTCCCAAAAATCTCCACCATAGACATTTTCTTCGACTATTGGACACTTCACCCACCAACCCCGTGGAGGGACATCTGTTTTGCGGGGATAGCAAAATTTAGGGCTATCACTCATTGAGAACTAGCTCCGCTTCGTAGGTATTATTTTCTGGAATTTTCATGGATTCTAGCTTGGTAGCAATATTGATCTGAATGGCATTCTGCTGGTTGACGCCTTCTGAAAAGTTAATGGCGGCAGCTTCGGCCAGTTGTTTGATATTCCTCATCATCCCAAGAGCCTCCATTCCATCAAGGTCTTGCGCGGCATCGGCAGCTTTAACCAACACCTTACCAGTTAGAAACTTGATCGATTTCTTCATGGTCTCCAATGAAGCCGTGATTTCTGACATCAAACTTGGAACTCCATCATCTTCCCAAGGGGCTGGGGCTGATTCGTTAACTAGGCGTTCTCTGCATTGGAGCCAACGCTGGGTATCCCGCCATAGACAGACGGTGGATTCGCTAACTTTCAGTTCCTCGGCAATATCCCGCAAGGTACGCCCTGAACAATACATAGAGAATCCCTTGATGCATTCCATTCTCCGCTTCTTATCCATCTCCTCCATCTTGGCGGGAGGAACTACTAGTGCTACGGGACGCTCTTTATCCCAAGGATAGAGGTTTTCTGCTTCGGGATTTTCCTGCCAGATCTTGACGTACTCGTCCCACTTCTCGCTATAGATCAGCTTTTCCAGAGTTGGTTTATGCTTTGTTTCCAACGCTTTCATTACCTCTGGCAATCCTCTCCCAGCGGCGTAGAGCCTAAATGCGTTCTGTTTTTTAATGCGGTTTTCTGGCGTATCCCAATCCCGCTCTCCGCTCTTGCGCTTTTTCTCCATTCGGATTAGTTTAGTATAAATTTCATAAATGGCAACAGTTGATCAAGGGATAGAGAAATACGGGAGGTTGTGGTTACCCAAAGACGGACAGGCAATTA